TCGTCAATCTCCTGACTTTTAATTCTATCTTCTATTCGAACAGCTAATAGTTTATTCAGCTCTTCAATTTCATACTCTAGTTGTTCAGTATTAGATTGCCTAGGAAAAATACCAATCAAAAAGAGAACAACTAAACTACCGATAATAAAAGAGAAAATTGTTAGTAGTATATTTCCAACGATACTAAGCAGAAAAACAGAAATTAAAGTCAGTAAAACCAAAAAAGCTATTAAGGACCTTTGATTTTCTAGTTTACTAATTGTTTTTCTGCGCTCGTCTATTAGTTCTTTGATTTCCTTTTCTGTAAAAGTAGCAGACATATAAGCACCTTGACCTTAATTTTCAGATGGCTTGAAGTTTCCGACTATTTTTCCAATAATCCTTGGATCTTCTTCAAATGGGGCGAATTTATCTTTATACTTGCTATTGATAGAGACGAGTCTAAGACCGTCTTTTTCTTTATAGACTTTCTTAATATAAGTTTGGCCATCCCAGTCCACTGCATAAACAGCACCATCATAATCAAATCCTGTTTCTTTGATAAGGACAACTTCTCCATTAAAATATTTAGGTTCCATTGAGTCTCCAAAAACCCAAGATGCAAAATCATGGTCTAGGTCTTTGTCATAAAAAACAGTGTCATAGTTCCCATCGTTGAAGTATGAGAATCCAGTACCAGCTGATAGTTTTTCATACACCTTATATTCAAATAGATCTTCCTCTAGTGAAATAACTTTATTAGATTGCTCTCGTAATTGAATTTCAGTGAAATCCAAAACTTTTTGTTTTCTAGGCGCTGTCAGCTTTACAGCCTTTTCAGTTATTTTTTGAACAAGAGGAGAGGAAGGGATTTTTAGTTCTTGGGCAGGTGTATCATCAGTCATAGGAACATTATATCCCATCAACCATGCTTCAGATACACCCAATGTTTTAGATAATAAAACAAGTTTATCTTGATCAGGAGAAGACTTACCTGAAACATATTGTGACAAAGCACTTTTTCCCATTTTAATACCAAGCTCCTTTTGAAGCGGTAAAGAACTTTTCAAGATATCAACTTGTCTAAGATTTCTTTCAGATAGAATTTGTTTTAGTCGTAAAGATGTTGTAGTTTTCATATTTAACACTCCATTCTTATTAATAGTAATTATATAGCTATTTGAACAAAAGTTCAAGTAATAAGTAAAAAAAGTTCAAAAAAAATGAACATAGGTATTGACAACAAAAAAAATAAGTAGTAGAATTAAAATTACAAAAGTTCAAATAGCTTGAACAAAAGATAGAAAGGGGAATAAATGAAATTTGATTATTCAAAATTGAATGGAAGAATAACTGAAATTTTTAATAGCCAGAAAAAATTTGCGAAAGCTATGAATCTTTCAGAACGAAGTATTTCACTAAAACTAAATAATCAGCGTTACTGGAAGAACAACGAAATTACAACAGCTTGTAATTTGTTACTTATTCCAGCTAACCAGATAGGAGATTATTTTTTTAAACAAGAAGTTCAAGATGTTTGAACGTTTTGGAGCTAGAAAGGAATATTATGAACGAAATTTTTAATTTTCGAGGGCAAGAAGTCCGTACTTTGACAATCGGTGGTGAACCGTGGTTCGTCGGGAAGGATGTAGCATACATCCTAGGATATAGCAAGGCTAGAAATGCGATTGCTCTTCACGTTGATGAAGATGACGCCCTAAAACAGGGCCTCACAGATAATTTAGGAAGGGTCCAAGAAACTATCATCATCAATGAATCCGGTCTCTACTCTCTTATTTTATCCAGCAAGTTGCCACAAGCTAAAGAGTTTAAGCGCTGGGTGACATCAGAGGTCTTGCCAGCTATTAGAAAACAAGGCGGATTTATTCGTGAGGATCTAGACGAGGATGCTTTCATTGCTCTGTTTACTAGCCAGAAGAAATTACGTGAACAGCAAGCGACCATGCTAGAGGATATTGACTACCTCAAGAGTGAGCAACCGATTCATCCAAGCTATGCTCAGTCGCTATTGAAGAAACGTAAGGCTCGTGTAGTGGCTTGCTTAGGTGGTATTGATAGTCCAGCTTATGCCGATAAACGCTTTGCTCAGTCGGTATTTAGACAAGCTGAGATTGATTTTAAGGAACATTTCAACATTAGTCGCTATGATTTACTGCCAAAGAAATTTGCAGAAGCAGCATTGGCCTATTGGATGACTTGGGAGCCAAGTACCAACACTAAGATGAAGATCATGGAACTGAACGCATATGTTTTATAAATAAAAAAGCACCTGACAAAAGTCAGGCGCTTACTAAAATAACTACTTAGATTATATCATGAAAGAGGCAGAAATGGAAGCAATTGAAGTTGTGAGAATTAGAGATGTGATCATTGAGAAGGTTTCGGCAAACGATGAAGAATTAGAACACATCTTTGGATGCACAAAGCGACAAGCAGGAGATATGAGACGAGAGATGAAGAAATTGCCTAGTCAACAGAAACACCTTAGAAATGACGGCCAACTTGTCACAATTAAAGGATTTGACGCATACTTGCAATACAGAGGTAGTCGAGAATGGAAAAAAGAAATGGAAACAAGTAAGAAAATGAGATCAGTCGGATGAACTCTTTCAGCGCATCGCTGACCTGGAAAAATTATTAGAGGTATAGAAAATGGAAATTAAATATGTTTATGAAAAGACACAATTAGGGTATGGTTGGCAAGTTGCCCTAGACGGCCAAAAGCTATTCTATCCTTTTGGCGAACTAAAAGGTGTGAAACGCTTTGTGCAGGAAAATTTGGATATTTTGATCCAGAAGCTAGAAAGTGAAGAAAACTATGGAATAGCCTTCTATGCCTGTGGGTATAACGGACAGTCACAACAAGAGTACATAGATTATTGGAAAAAACAAGGTTTGACCGTGTTTTAATTCAAGGAGAATAATATGACAGAACCAACTTTATCAAGCCAATTGCTTGGCTTAGCAGTGATTTTCATTGGGATGTTTATCCTGATGCTATTTACGGCCAAAAACAAAAAATCGGATGAGCAAAACGTTGTGGTCATCATCGAAGAAGCAGAGGATTTCAGAGAAGTCGCTCGAAGAAACTTGAGAATGTGTGATAGAAAATCAACCTATGACACACAGCCGCCTGTCGGACTGACTTCATCAATTGAGGATGTACCACAAGTTTTTAGAGCATGCATCGAAGACTATGACAGGCTAGCTCAAGACTATCAGGAAGAAGCAAGAAATAATGATTTGCTAAGAATGCAAAATACGAATCTCTTAGAAGAAAATGGGCGTTTGCTTTACAAGGAAATGGCTATGGATTTCCGTAGAAATAATCGGAAATGGGGAGCTCGGGTATGATGCTGATAAGGAGGTAACTATGTCTGAAATCAAATGGATTAAGATTACGACTGATATTTTTGATGATGAAAAGATACGTCTTATTGATGCACTACCAGATCATGATGCAATTTTGGTTATATGGTTTAAAATCCTAGCTCTTGCTGGAAAACATAATCGCAACGGGCTTTTGATGATGTCAGATAAAGTTCATTATACTGATGAGATGCTTGCAACAATCTTTCAAAGGCCTCTGAATAGTGTAAGGATGGCTCTAGGAGTATTTGAGCAGTTCGGGATGATTGAGATAATCGATGGCGTCATTACTTTGCCAAATTGGGAAAAACACCAAAATATTGATGGTATGGAAAGAATCAAGGAACAAACACGAAATCGTGTAGCAAGACACCGTGAAAAGCAGAAAAGTCTTGCACTAGGTAACGTTACATGTAACGTTACAGTAACGGACGGTAACGCACTAGAAGAAGAAGCAGAAGGAGATAAGACTAAGATTAAGACTAGATTAGATGAAGATAAGAATATAACTACTACTAGTAGTGAAAATATCTTAGGACTTTTTCAGTCTGAGTTTCGTAGATTACTATCAGGTTTCGAGATTGAGGAAATCAATCATCTGCTAAAGGAAAATGATGCTGAGCTAGTTAAAGAAGCATTGAAGATAGCTATTAATTTAGGTAAACCAAACATCAAATATATTGGTGGCATTTTAAGAAATTGGCAGATGAACCAGGTTACGACAGTTGAACAAGTTCGACAATCGGAAAAGCAACACAAGGAGAAAAAATCAGGACAGGAGGTAAAAGACGAATGGGGATTTTAGAACTTATTGAGCAATTTGAAGTTGAATTTTATCCTATCAGCGATGAAAAGAAGTCACTGCTTGCAAAACAACCTCTCCCTACTGTCATAGACTGCTTGTCACTGATGCACTTGAAGAAACGGCTTTATCTTATCTCAGGAATACTGAACAGCAAGATGAAATTTGCGACAAGCACGGCATTCCATTAATTAAAATTCTCCGAACAAATGATATTGTCTGTCGTTTGTGTGAATCGGAACGGATCCATGCTGATAATCAAATAAAGGTCAATGAGATGGCTGATGCAGAGCATGAGCGAGAGCGGAGGTTTTATCTTGAGAAATTCTCTCTCTATGATGATGTGCTGAAAAATGCTACTCTTGACAACTTCGACACACCCACTGAAAAAGAAGCTGAAAAATTGAAATTTGCTCAAAAAATTTGTAGAGAGTGGGCAGGTGGAGCGAGAAACAATGTTGTTTTTCAAGGCGAAGCTGGAACAGGTAAAAGCCATCTTGCTTTTGCTATGATGAAATATTTATCAGAGACTACAAA